GTTAGTGCCACACAGACCACTCGCTCAGGATTTACATCAAGCGATCCTGGTCTTGAAGATACCTCAGAATCATTTGGATTGCCAGCCACCGCAGACTTAATGTTTGCTTTGATTACAAGTGAAGATTTGGAAGCACTTGGTCAAATCATGGTCAAACAATTAAAGAATCGTTATAATGACCCAACATACTATAAACGATTTACGATTGGTGTTGACCGTGCTAAGATGAAACTCTATGATATTGAACAATCATCTGAAATACACATTACGGACGCTGGGCATAAAGATAAACCATTGAACACTTTTGGTACTAAAGAAAAGAAATTTGAAGGCTTTAAAGTATGATGTTATCTAAAGAAGATGCTTTAGTTTGTGCTAAAGCATTCCATGATTATTTTGGTAACTTTGAACGTATTGATGAATACATGAGAGACCAAAAGTTAAATGATTTGGCTAACATGCCAACTTCTTTATTTCCTCCAGAAGATGATTTATTCTCCGATTTCTCTATGCATCCAAAAGATATGGATATCGAAGTGTGTGAAATACCAACAGAAACATGGGAAACATTACTTTCAATTACCTCATCTCACATCAATATTCGGCCAGTAGGTCGTAGTCTACACTTAGCAGTCAAAGAGAAAAACACAGGAAAGTACCTAGGATTCATTCGTTTAGGTTCACCTGTTATCAACTGCAAGCCTAGAAATGATTTACTTGGACAAGTGTTTACGCAGAATCCTGAATGGGGAAAAAGATTTAACGATTCTTCTATGATGGGTTTTGTAATTGTGCCAAGTCAACCATTTGGTTTTAATTATCTTGGTGGTAAACTTCTTGCAGCTATCTGTTGTTCACATACTGTAAGAGAAATGGTGAATAAAAAATACAATATGAATTTGTGTTTATTTGAGACGACCAGTTTATATGGTTCTTCAAAGGCATCGTCACAATATGATGGTATGAAACCATATGTTCGTTACAAAGGATTAACTGATTCTGATTTTCTACCAATGATGCACGGAAAACCGTATGAAGAACTCCGTGATTTTGTTGAGGGTAAAGTTGGTAAACTTGTTGAAGATGAAATCTCAAGTAGAAAACTAAAGATATCTATGAAGATTATATCCTTAACTAAAGCAGCTTTAAAGGGAACTTCTGAAGCGGAGGCATTCCAGCTAACGATTGACAATGCAAAAAAGTTGACAGAACAGAAAAGATATTATATAAGTAATTACGGATTTAGTAATTTTGTAGATTATATTTGTTGTAAAACAGATGTCCTAATTAAAGATAAAGAAAATTACGACAAGTTTGAATTACCAAATGTCATAGAATGGTGGCGCAATAAGGCCATAAATAGGTACGAAACCCTCAAATCAGAGGGCCGTTTAAGAACAGAACTTGAAGTATGGACTTCAGGTAAAGAAATTCAAATCATTAGGTAAAAAATGGCTTTAACTGCACAACAAAAAAAAGTAGTTACAACCAGTTTAAGAGCTTTTACTGATTCCAGAAAAGGCTATATAAAAGATTGGGAAATTTCAGAAAATTTAATTACTCTTAGTGTTGATAAAACTTTAAAAGATAGACAAAAAAGAATAAATGAATTATATGAAATACAAAAATATTTTACAAATTTGAGTAAACAACCAGGATATAATTATCTAAAAGCTTCTTACACACCTCAACAAAAAGGAAAAACTGGAGGAGTAAAAATTAGCGGATTGCAAATTAAGGTAAAAGGCGAAATTGAAATGTCTGAAGATTTGGAAGATTTGGAATCTTTTGCTAAAAAAATAAAAGATAAACTTAAACCAGCTAACGTTACACCTTCAATTGTGGGAAATTGGTTTACACCTGAAGAAATAGTTAAAAATTTGAAAACTTATTTAAAAAAAGAAGTTAGTAATAAAAGTTTATTAGATGGAATTTTTAAGTTAATTGATGACGCCGCATATTCTACTAATTATGAATATGATTATAAATTACCAAAACTTAGTGCTGAGTTTTTTGAAATTTTATTAGCTTTAAAATTTTCAAAATTATTAGAGTCTAATGATAAAGATATGAAATCTAAATTAGGAAAAAAATCTAATGAAAAATTAACAGAGTCTAATTCAGTTATTAAAATATTTTTTCCTCCAGATATTTCTTTTCCTTTGATAGACTTTTTTGTATCAGTTACTCCTAGTAAAACAAAGAAACACTTTGCACTAGAGCCCTCGTTTAAAATTAGTGCAAAAGCTAAAATTTCTACTCCTACAGTAAAAACAAATACAGTTAAATTTACAGATGTTTTTACAAATAATACAGAATTAAAAAATTGGTATGATAATTTGTCTAAAACTATTGGATCACAAGTTGCACAAAAAACTATAGCTCAAGCTGCACTCGATGCTAGTAAATCACAAACAAGAGTTATCGATATACAAGCTATAATAGATGGAACAGCAAAAAGATTTACTGGAGAACCGGCTTTTACAATTCCGGCGATGAAAGAATTATTAAATAAAAATACAGCGAATATAAAAAATACAGCGGTAACGTATAAAATAACAGGAGAATACCTCACATCATTTAAGAATGTTTTAGATGTTGTTGCTCCTTTAGTAACAAGTAAAACAATTAAAAAAACTAATTTATTATCCGACTCTAATAAAATTAATATAACGCCTAATGATTTATCGAACGTATTAAAATTATTTGCTTTAAATTTTGACACTAAAAAAGTAATAACTCCAACAGTTGCAAACTTAGCTTATCTTTGTGAAAGAATATTAGTTTCGGCTTCAAAAGAAAATTCTCCTTCTAAAATTAATTTTTGGCAAATGTTTTATGATAGAATTTTATTAAATTCAGAAAGACCTGTTATATACGGTATTCCAGTATTACAAACAAACAATAAATTAATATATAAATTCTATGCTGCCGCCAATTGGAAAGAAGAATATCATACATGGTTATCATTACGTTCAAAAAATAGTCCAAATCAAGTTGGTGAAGCTTTAGGAATATCTACTGATAAAGGAGGATAAATTATGAGTGCAACGGTGATTATACCAACCACTGGTTCGCCAGAGTTGAAAGATGCGATTGAATCTGTATTAAATCAATCATACAAAGATACTATCTGTTATGTTGTGGTTGACGGAGAACAAGCATTAGAAAAAGCAATTGAAATAAAATGTAAGTTTCCAGAAACCAATAGATTGGTGATGGCTACTTTGCCAATCAATGTTGGTGCCAAAGGTTTTTATGGCCATCGTGTCTATGCCGCTTTTACACATTTAGTTAATACTGATTATGTCATGTACCTTGACCAAGACAACTGGTTATACCAATCTCATGTAGCAAAATGCGTTGAAACAATCGAAACAAGAAATCTCGATTGGTGTTATTCTCTCCGTAAAATTCATAAGAAGAATGGTGAATTTGCTTGCTTTGACGATTGTGAATCATTAGGTAAATGGCAAACTTATCATGGAATGCATCATATAGATACTAATAGCTATTGCTTAAGAACAAAAATTGCGATACAATTGGCCTCTGTATGGCACGGCGGTTGGGGTCAAGATAGAGTATTTTTACAAGCAGTAACACAACACTTTCCTAAATGGGATTGTACAAATGAATATACGGTTAGTTACCGTGTTGATGGCGGTAAAGGTTCGGTTAACGAAGAATTCTTTATCAATGGTAATGCAGTAATGAATGAAAAATATAATGGAAAATTCCCATGGCGAACAAAAACTTAATCATTGGCGGGTATACAAATTACGGAATCAATCAACTAAAACCTTGGGTTCTATCAGCACTAGAAGTTGCTGGTGAAAATACTGATGTGGTTTTAGTTGCCGGCAATACAACAAAAGAGACAGTAGAATGGTTAAAACAACAAGGTGTTGTTGTTATTCCAATGTTACAAGTAAAAAATATTCCAGTTCATGTATTACGTTTCTTATCAATCTATGATTTTTTAAATAATAATTGGCAAGAATATCAATACGTAGTTACAACAGATGTTAAAGATGTTTATTTTCAAGCAAACCCATTTGATATTTTCAAACATCCAAACTATCAAGATAATAACTTAAAACTGGTTATTGCTTCTGAAGGATTAAAATATAAAGATGAGGCTTGGGGCAATGAAAATTTAATGCACTCTTATCCTTCTTTTGTTTATGATAAGTTTAAAGACAATATAATTTTTAACGTAGGAACATTTGGTGGCGAATCTGAATATGTAAAAGATACAGTATTTAATATTTTTACTAATGCAATTAATAGACCAATTTCTATTTGTGACCAAGCAGTTTTCAATGTATTAATTAATACGCAACCATTTAAAGATGTTGTATTTAAAACAGTTGATTGGGCTTGCGAAGCCGGTACTGTTGCTGATCCAACAAAAATTGCCGAATTTAGGCCAAATTTGATGTGTGATGAGCCTATAGTAAAAGACGGACTTGTTTATTATGGAGATAAACTTTTTCCAATTGTTCATCAATACGACCGTGTACCAGAATGGAAAAAGTTTGTAAAACAGAAGTATGGTCAAGAAGATACATCTGAATTATTTGTATACAAAATTTAAAGGATATATTATGAACGAAACAAGTATGTTAGTTTTAAAACCCGTTGAAACAAAAGAAGATGTGGAAAATTTAAGGCTTATGAGAAATGTTTGTAAAAATTTTATGACAAGAAATACTTCTGAAATTTCTTACGAACAACAACAGCAATGGTATCAAAACATTGATAAGAATAACCATAAACTTTTTTTATTACATCAAATTTCTTGTGGTGTGGTTGCATCAATTATAGGATATGGATATATAAGAGTTGAAAATGGTGTAGTGTTATTAACAGGTGGTTTGATTGAACAGGAAAGAGGAAAAGGATATGGAACTACTCTTTTTGAATATCTTGTAAAAAATTCTGAGCCATTTAACTTACCAATCAAGTTAGAAGTTTTAAAAACAAATATGAAAGCTTTTGCGGTTTATAATAAGATTGGGTTTAGAGTTATTGGTGATAATGGAAAAATTATAGAAATGGAGTATCATTATGATTCAGTTATTTAAAGTAAGAATGTCCGAAAAAGCACCTTCGGCTATTGAAGAAGTTTTAATGTCTGGTTTTATAGGACAAGGACCAAAAGTTGAATTGTTTGAACAGGAATTACAAAAACGTTTAAATACAAAAACAAAACCTGTTACAGTAAATTCATGTACCTCGGCGATTGATTTATGCTTACATTTATGTGGCGTAGAACCTGGTGATGAAGTTATTGCAACTCCACAGACATGTTTTGCTTCACAAATTGGTATTATTCATAGACATGCAAAAATTAGATGGGCAGACATTGATCCAATAACAGGCCTGATGGATCCAGAATCCGCAAGAAAATTGGTTACAGAAAAAACTAAAGCGATTGTTGCTGTAAATTGGGCTGGAAGAATTTGTGATTTTAAAACACTAAAATCTTTTGGTGTTCCAGTAATTGAAGATGCAGCACATACATGGGACGTTTTCTTAAAACAACCTGTCGAAAGAGGAGATTATGTTTGTTATAGTTTCCAAGCAATTAAGTTTTTAACTAGTGGTGATGGTGGTATTATAGTTTGTCCAAATGAAGAAAAAGAGCAAGAAGCTAAAATTTTAAGATGGTTTGGTTTAGATAGAACAAAATCCGAATCATTTAGATGTACTCAAAACATCACAAAAGCAGGTTACAAATATCATATGAATGATATTAATGCTACCATCGGTATTTCTAATTTAGATTTGGCAGAAGATTCTGTTAATGTTCAAAGAAAAAATGCAAAATACTTAATTGATAATGTTTGTAATCCAAATTTAATTATGCCTCCTTGGGACGAAACTTGTTCATTTTGGTTATTCAGTATGCATGTATTGAATGAAAGAAAAGCTGAATTTACAAAATACTTAGAAACAAATGGAATCGTTTGTAGTCCTGTACATTACAGAAATGATATGTATGACTCTACAATTAAATTTAAAGAAGGTCATTTACCCAATGTTACTAGTTTTGACGCAACACAAACTTGTATTCCTGTTGGTTGGTGGTTAAGTGAATCTGATTTGGATAAAATAGTAAGCGTTTTGAATGGATTTAATTAATGGCCTCTTTATCATTTTATATTCCTGGCTTTTACGGAGAAGCTTCCGTAGAAGTTATCAAAAGTATTCGTAAATTTTATCCTAATAGCTCAATCAATATTTCATCGGATTCTGGTCCTAATTATTATGATGCTTCGAAAGAGTATAATTGTAACTTTCAATATTATGATACTCACATTGGATATCCAGTAAAACCTTATGGGTTTTCAAAAGAACAAGCGTTAGAATTCTTAAAAAGGTTTTATATTGCTTGTCTACTATCTAAAGAAACACATATAATGTGTGCTGAAGATGATATTGCAATTATTGATGAAATTCCACTTGAAGATGATTATGAAATTTATGCACATAATACTCCCAACTATGTACCACAGTTTGTATTAGACTTATGTGGTCAAGTATCTGGTGTTTATCCAAGTAGACCTTACTATGGTGCAGGCGGTGGTACAATTTTTAAAGTTTCTTCTTTCATTGAAAACTATTTTAAAATTGTTCATATTTTCGAGCAGGTGTATGACCAAATAAGACCAAATTATCCGCCATTTGGTTATTATGATTGCTTTCTAACAATATTTTATTATATGAGTGGTAAAAAATATACTATAAATCATGGCATATACGAAATTAAGCCTTACAAAAGAGATTTTGATTTAACAACTTTGGATAGTAAAAAATATCCTATAGTTCATCTTTATAAAAAACATTACCCAAAAGAATATGGAGGATTTTTATGGTAAACACCATTATATACATGCACAAATGTCCAGGTTTTGGACTCGTAGAATTAATGAAAGATAAGGTTGATATTGTTGGCTTAGAAATTGGTTGCGATGAAGCTGTAACAACCGAATATTTGGTGAACAGCATTCCTAGCTTAACCTTACATTCAATTGACCCATATACAGAATACAGAGATTGGAATGGTTCAATAGTTCGTAGCCGTGAAGATGTTTATGAATTAGCTATGAATAAAATGAAACCTTTTGGCAAAAGATTTGTTATGCATAAAGAAGATTCGTCCACATATTATAATAACTTTGAAGATAACTTTTTTGATTTTATTTTTGTTGATGGCATACACACTTATGACGGAGTAATGTCAGATTGCGTAAATTATTACTCTAAGGTAAAACCTGGAGGTGTTTTTTCTGGTCATGATTTTTCAGGAATACCTGATGTAAATAGAGCCGTAAAAGAATTTGCAGCTTCACAAGGCAAAGAAATATTAAATACTGAAGTTGATGTTTGGTATTGGTATAAATGAAAAAATACATATATTATCACATATATTTGACCGATGAAACTGGTTGTTGGTATAATTTATTTTTGGATCAATTATATAGCGTTATAGATTCTGGACTATATGATAACATTGAAAAAATGTATGTTGTTTGTATTGGTAAAAGTGATGAGATAGACCTTTTTGCTGGCATATGTAATTGTTATTCTAAAATTCAAATTCTTAAAAAATTATATTTGGATAAAGATAAGAAAGAAAATTTATCTTTGCAACACACTTCAAGTATTGATTATGAGAAAAATAATTTTTATGATGAAGTCCAAACAATGAGTTTATTACAAGAACATGCCAACAGAGAAGATGCTCAATTCTTATATTTCCATTCTAAAGGAATTACAGCGGCTTGGAGAATGAGAGAAGAAAAACATTCAGCAGCTTTTATAAATTACTATCTATGGCGGAAATTTTTACAATGGGGTTGTATTGAAAATTGGAAAATTTGTAGTGATAGTTTAAAGAATCATTCTTGTGCTGGTGTTAATCTAGGAACATGGCCTGTGCCTCATTATTCTGGAACTTTTTGGTGGACAAAATCAGAGTATGTTAGAACACTACCAGATATTAATGAAAATGATTGGTGGCAAGAGTTAAGAAAAACAACACCTTTGAATACATATGATTCAAATAGAAACAAGCCTGAAATGTGGATTGGCACTAAATTTAATAATGATTTTTACAACATTATTAGTTGTGAGGTTATGCCACCAGAAGGAACACCAATACAGTATCATTGGCCTAAATCAAAATATGAATGGATTGTAAAATGAAAAACATTTTTTTAGTAACTTCATGTGTACAACCTAATATTGGTGTTGTTAATTTTGAAGATAGATACACTCAAACTATAGAAACTTTTGATAGCGTTAGAAGAAGAACTGAAGATTCTTTAATTGTTTTTACGGATAGCTCTGTACATCCATTAGAAGATTGGAAAAAAGATGTTATAAAATCTAAAGTTGATATTTATTTGGATTTTAGTTTGGACAAAACAGCTCAAGAAATTAACAAATATGGCTTAAAAAGTCTTGGTGAAAATTTTCTACTTTTAAATAGTATTTTAAATTTAAAAAAGCAGTATGATTTTAAAACTATGGAAGGTAGAATGTTTAAATTAGGTGGAAGATGTAGTTTATTGGATTCTTTTGACCTAAAAGATTATGAAAATACTTTTGGTAAATATGTTTTTAAAAAACGTCTGCCTAGTTGGATGCAACCAGAAATACAAAATTCTTATGGATCCACACACATATTAGAGACTCGATTGTATTCATGGTGTTTTTCTTTAGTGGATGATTATATTCAAGTAATTTATAAAAACTTTGAGTTATTTAATAAAGGATTGGATACTGAACATTCCCATATGATAAACATTCCATCTGATAAATTAATAGAATTTGATATGGTAAATGCTGGGTGTATTATGGCTTTAAACGGAAATTACATGAAAGATTGATACTATGTATCGAAGCCAGTATTTCTACATACTGGACATCAAAATTGAAATGTTGTATAAATAAGAAATACGGCGACCAAAGTGTGTTGCAAATCTGTAAGGAAATCAATGTTATTGTTCAGAACGTTTTTAAAAGAAGAGGCTGAAACCGAGGCAACTGGTAAATTGAAACATATTGACCATGCTGAAGATAGACCTATTCTTTATGGCGGTACAAAACGTGGATTTAGTCATGCATATGACGCCTTAATGAAGGCACACAATCACACCAAATCTGGTGGAAAAAGCTCTGATTTAACAATGAAGTATGATGGTTCTCCATCATTAGTGTTTGGCCATCATCCAGAAACAGGTAAGTTTTTTGTAGCATCTAAATCTGCTTTCAATAAAAATCCAAAGATAAACTATACATCAGCTGATATCGCTAAGAACCATGGACACGCACCTGGTTTAATGAAAAAACTTCAAGCTGCATTACATCATCTAAAGAAAGTTGCACCTAAAACAGGTGTATATCAAGGCGACATGATGTTCTCCGAGAATGATGATGAAAAAGAAGCAAGGAAAGAGAAAAAAGGTGGTAAAGTTTCTTTTAATCCAAATACTATCAATTACACAGCAAGTGGTGAAGAAGCTGCAAAAGTCAAAAAAGCAAAAGTTGGTATAGTTGTACACCAACAATATCATGGTGATACAATAGACAATATGACTGCGGATCCTCATCCAGACTTACATCATTTTGGGTCACATCCAGATGTATGGATGAAAGGTGCAGAACATGATACTAAGAACGTACATTATTCTGATGAGGACCAAAAAGAATTCTTAGACCATTTAGCCAAAGCAAAAGCAATACATGATAAACACGGTAAAGATATGTATAAGGCTACCGAGATGCATCGTGGTGAAAATGGTCATTTAATTACCTACATCAATTCAACAGTAAGAACAGGTGAAGTTCCATCAACTGAAGGACTAGCAAAACACATACAAGATAAGTACGCTAAGATGAAGGCATTAAAGACTCCTGCTGGACAATCTCGCAGAGAAGCTGAAATGAAATCTCACCTTGATTATATCAAAAAGAACAAGAAACATTACGCTCACTTATTAGAAATGCACCATCATTTACAAGCAGCTAAAAATGTATTAGTTAGAAATTTAGAACAACATACTGGTGGTTTAGAACATGACATTGAAGGCCAACACACTGGTCCAGAAGGATTTGTTGTGAACCATTCAGGTGAACCAACTAAGTTAGTAAACCGTGAAGAATTCGCAAAAGCAAATTTATTAAGACAAAATAAGTTTGGTAAAAAACCACAAGAAGAAACTACATCATGAAATCATTTTTAGAAATACTTGAAGAATCACAAAAAACAAATAACCCCGTGGTAATGGCTTTTGGCCGTATGAATCCTCCTACAACTGGTCATCTTAAATTGATTGATAAAGTTCGTGCTGAAGCCGCAAAAAGAAATGCAAAACATACAATTATAATTTCACATTCACAAGATTCCAAAAAGAATCCATTATCATCAGCACAAAAATTAAAACATCTACGCAGATATTCACCAGGAACTCACTTTGAATCTTCTTCTTCTGATTTTCCTACTTTTCTACATCATGCTTCTAAATTGTATGCAAAAGGCCACGACCATTTAGTAATGGTTGCAGGTTCAGACCGTGTAAAACAATATCAAAAATTACTGAATGATTATAATGGTAAAAAAGGTACTCACGGCTACTATAACTTTAAGAAGATAGAAGTTGTTTCAGCTGGTCACCGTGATCCAGATGCTGAAGGCGCTGAAGGTATGTCTGGCACAAAAATGAGAGACCATGCAAAACATGGTAACTTTTCTGCCTTTAGAGAAGGCGTTCCACATCATGTTTCAGATGAACACGCTAAAGAATTGATGCATGATGTTCGCAAAGGTATGGGATTAAACGAAGAACATAATCGTGGTATGTTTAAGGCCATCTTTATTACTGGTGGTCCAAATTCTGGCAAAGATGTTATCATCCGTGAAGCCATCGCCTCAAGTTCTATCGTTGAATTAAATCTTATTCAAGCTAAAGAATATCTAGCAGATAAACAAAAATTGTCTGAAAAATCAAATGATTATCGTAGAGAGGCTGTTCGTAATCGTGGTCCACTAATCATTAATGGTCCAGCTGACGATAACGAAAAGATTACTTATATCAAAGAAGAATTAGAAGAACTTGGTTATGAAACCATGATGGTATTTGTTAATACCACAGATGAAGCTTCTAAAGAAAGAAATTCTATGCTATCTAGAATGATGGCTGAATCTGTCCGTCATGATAAGTGGTTAAAAGCACAACAAGTTACTAGACAATACCAAGAACTGTATAGTAACTTTATGGTGTTTAATAATACTGGTGATTTAGAAGATAAAGAATTTGACATACATGAGATTTACGAAAGCGCAACTGAATTCCTCGATAGCAAAATCATTAATGAAACCGCTGTTGATTGGATGCACCGTAATAAAAAGGTAGACATCAATTATACAATAAATAGATTATTTGGAGAGCAAGATGATAAAAAGACTAATAGATTTCTTAAGGTTAAAACCACGCCAAGTCTCAGAGCAGACATGGCCGTTCCCGCAGACAATCGTGCAACCGACCCCAACGGAGACAACATCAAATGGGACGGAGGATATAAGAAACGTGGTAGTTACATCTTCAAAACCTACGAAGAGCGAACCAATAGTGGAGACTCCAGTACAACCGCCAGTAGATTTGAGACCAACGAAGGCAGTAACCCAACAATTAAAATCAGGCCCGAGCCCAAAGAAAGCAACTTCAGCCAAGACAAGGACAAAAAGAAAAGGCTGAAATACGGTGATACCTCAGGTAAAGATTATAAGAAGGCAAACGTAAGTGGTTTAGGACCTGAGTGGAATACAAGAACAAATGGTTCGGGATTAACAGGTGGTGCTGGTTTAGGTAACCAGACATATAGTGAAAGTGAAATGTATAGTAACGCTAACCCAGCTACCACAGCGGTACCATCAGGGGGTTCAGTAAATCCTTTAACAAGTGCTTATGACGCAAAACCAAAACCTTTTAAGTATATGAGAAGTAAGATTAAAAAAGAAGCAATAGATAGTCCAGGTGAAGTAGCAATGGGTGTTGGTGGTACTTTGATGGGTGGTAGTAATAAAGAACCAATGGAAACATATGCTGACCGTAAAGTTGGTATAGAGATAACTAAAAAGAAGAAGAAAAAATGAAAAATTTTAAGCAATTTTTAGATGAAAAAGGCAGATGTTGGACAGGATACAAACCAGTTCCTGGTAAAAAACCATTTTCAAAAGGATCTTGTGTAAAAGAAGAAGAAGTTGAATTAGAAGAAGCACATAAGGTTGGTGATATGGTCACCGTTAATTCTAAGTTCTTTGGTAAACAAAAAGGTAAAGTAACTAAAGTTGATGACCAGTCAATTCATGTTCAACGTGATGGCAAAAAAACTTCTGAAAAATATCCGCATGATGCTGTAATGAAAGAAGAAGTTGAATTAGATGAAAGGTCAGATTATGCTAGTAGACATCCAATAACAAAAGGTATCATCGGTGGTCGTGATAAAGGTGCTGAGTTATTTGGTGGTAAAAAACAATATGACACTTTAGCAAATAGAAGAAAACCTGGACATGAAGTTGCTCATGCTAAAGCATTAGGCCACCAAGGCGGAGACGAAAAAGAACAACAAGCTAAACTTAAAGCTGCATTAAAATCTAAAAATGAAGAAGTTGAAGAATTGGATGAATTAAATTATGATACAGTAAAATCTCTTTATCAAAAACGAAAAACAATGCGTGACGAACCAAGTAAAAAATCTAAAGAAGTTTCTGCAA